GTTGCGGGTTATCCGGTACCAGGACCAATCGATATACTTGAGCAAGGTGTCAATGGTTATATGAATAATGATTTAATGGTGGCGATAGAATTATGCTTGCCACTAGATAGAGCAATAGTACAAAAATCAAGTTTAACTTGGACTTGGTTAAACTGTTGGAATGTGTTTAGAAACAACTTGATTAAAACTAAATAGTAGTATATAATGATATTATAGAAAAGGGTGTGTATGAAGATTGGAATTATCGGATAAATACTTTATGCATAATTCTTCTCAACCTTATACCTATCTTATTGGATGGAGCAAATATAAAAAATATTATTACGGAGTTAGGTACGCTAAAAATTGTTTACCAACTGATTTATGGATTAAATATTTCACCTCATCATTGATTGTTGCATCGACCCGAGTAGAACTCGGCGAGCCGGATATTATACAAGTTCGAAAAATATTTGTAACTAAAGAACAAGCAAGAAACTGGGAAACAAAGGTATTGAAACGAATGAAGGTAGTTGTTAGCGAAATGTTTCTTAATAAGAATGATAGACCTGCGCCACCAATAAGTAATCGACCTATGTCAGAATATAATAAGAAAAAATTATTAGAAGCTAAATTAGGCAAACCTAGATCTGAAGTAACTAAACAAAAAATTAAAGAAGCAAGAGTTAACCAAGATATGAATTGCCGACTGGGGCATATTGTATCAGTAGAAACAAGACAAAAAATTCGTGATGCAAATTTAGGTAAAACAATGTCAGCTGACACAAAAGACAAAATTTCAGCAGGCAACAAAGGAAAACATTTTGATAAACGATCAGTAGAAACAAGACAAAAAATTCGTGATGCAAATTTAGGTAAAACAATGTCAGCTGACACAAAAGACAAAATTTCAGCAGGCAACAAAGGGAAACCAAAACCAATCACACAATGCCCGCATTGTTTAAAATTTGGTGGAGTTTCACAAATGCAACAGTGGCATTTTAATAAATGTAAACTTTTTAAGAAGGAAGTATAATGGCAATTATCGGAATTATCGGGTTTGGGTATGTCGGTGGCGCAGTAGCAAGTAGCTATGCTGAAGAGAAATTATTAATCAACGACCCTATTGTTCATCCAGCATCGTCAGTTAGTTACGCAACAATGATGAAAAAATGTCGTGCAATATTTGTATGTGTGCCAACTCCGGAATCAGAGGATGGCACTTGTAATATAAGCATTATGACATCAGTATTAAATGGATTAAAAGGTTACGATGGTTTAGTAATCTGCAAATGTACTGCTCCTCCCGATATATATAAACAATTAGAACACGACTTAGATCTTAAACTTGTACATGTTCCAGAGTTTTTAACGCAAGCACGTGCAAATGATGATTATATCAACCCACATAAAATAGTAGTTGGCTGTAAGAAAAAATTACGCGAAGAAGTTGCTGATGTGATAATGGCAAGTGCTGTTAACTTTGACAGAGATAATATCGAATACTGTGATATTGCTACTGCAAGTTTCTTTAAGTACTTCGCTAACAATATGCTGGCTATCAAAGTTGTATTGAACAACGAGTTTTCTGTATTAGCAGGTGCGATGGGTGTTAAGTGGGAAGATATTGCTAGCATAGCATCAACCGATTCGAGACTCGGTGACACACATTGGTCAGTACCGGGCCCAGACGGACAAGTTGGCTTTGGTGGTGCTTGCTTTCCAAAAGATACAGAAGCATTTGCAAAACTTGCGAAGCCACATAATGTAAAATTATCTGTGCTTAATGCCGCAATACTGGCTAATAAACTAATGCGTGACGAATAATAAATATAAGATAATTAAGAGAAACTCGATGAACAAGATATTATTCGTACTCAAACGTAAAGACAACTTTAACGCAGTTGTTGACTCGCACGTCGGGGTGTCGACTGGACTTTATAACTCTGCAAGTTTTATGAACAACATGCTTAACGATAGCGGAGTTGAAAGCAAGATGGTTGTTGTTCCAGATAACAACGCCATCGATAGAGAAGTAACAGCATATCGCCCAACACATGTAATCATCGAAGCACTTTGGGTAGTGCCAGAAAAGTTTATTATTCTAAGCAAACTCCACCCGACAGTAACATGGATTATTAGACTACATAGTGAAATGCCATTCTTAGCAGGTGAAGGTATGGCAATGGATTGGATTGGCGAATACGCAAGTTTTAAAAATATTGTTATTGCCGCCAACGCACCACGTATGTTAAGTGAAGTACGTTTCTTCTTGCAATGTAAGAATGGTTGGACAGACGAGAAAACAAACAGCAAAGTAATTTATTTTCCTAATTATTATCCAACAGAGTTTGTACAAAAACCTTATATGGCCGCCGACAAAGAATTTATTGACATTGGCTGCTTTGGTGCAGTCCGTCCGTTAAAGAATCATATGCTACAAGCATTTGCTTCACTTAAATTTGCAAATAAGATAGGTAAGAAATTACGCTTTCATATTAACTCTGGCAGATTAGAAATGAAAGGCGAACCAGTGTTAAACAACTTACGTGGACTGTTTCAACACTTAGCAGAAAAAGGTCATGTAGTTATCAGTCATGGTTGGACACATAGAGATGACTTCTTATTGCTATGTGCGCAGATGGATATTGGTATGCAAGTTAGTTTCTCTGAAACATTTAACATAGTTGGAGCTGACTTTATTAGTCAAGGTGTTCCGCTATTGGGAAGTAGTGAGATTCCGTGGTCGAGTAATACATTTAATAGTGACCCAACAAGTAGTGATGATATATTTCAGAAGTTAATGCTAACACATAACAATCCTGAGAAGAATATTATGCAACATCAGGGATTATTAACTAAGTATGTAAGTGAAACACAAGGTATATGGCAAGACTATTTTAAAGGGTAACAAAATGAGCGTACATCACAAGAAACATCATGTAAAGATACACAAATGGATACACGGGATATTAGAAGTAGTACATCACAATTTTGAATCATTGGAAGAAGCATTAGGATTTGCTGATGAACATTCTGCTAACAAAGAACATTCCGGACATCAAGTTAAAGTGTACAACGAAGATAACGAATTAGTACATACTACTAACTGCTATCACGATACTTACGCATAAATTAGATGTCTTTAATGGTTTTACGTATGTTAAATGGTGGTTTTCGGTGCTACTATAGTTATAAGTACTAGTAACAACACAACGTTGTTTTAGACTTTTATCTAGGAGAATTATTATGTGGACTACACCAGCAGTTACTGAAATGAGATTTGGTATGGAAATTTGTATGTATGTGATGAACAAATAATTATTGTTCTAAGTATAGAAAAGACACTCCGGTGTCTTTTTTAATGGCTAAATAATCATTGACAGTAGAACAATTTAGTGTTATAATAGTACTTTAAATAATAACTTAGGTACATATTATGTCAAAAATAGCTTCAGTTGAGCAATACAATATCGATAACTGCGACGCAGTATTTGATGGTAATCGATTCCAATTAATTTTAGCCGCAGGCGTTCGAGCGCATGAGATTGCAACAGCTCGTGTGACTGCATCACGTAATGCTGGCGCGACCGGAGTTCAAGTAAGGCATGATAATCTTGCTGTAGTTGCGGCACTACTTGAAGTTGACACTGGCAAGTTTGGTAAAGAGTATTTAAACAAAGTAGGCAAGACAGGTAAGTAACAATTTTATCCGGTTAAGGCATAAATACTCTACTAGGGGTGCTTTAACCAATGACTAAAAAAGATAAGATTTATAAATGTTTAAATTGTGATGCTATAATTCCGTTTAAAGGATATACATATACACACAAATACTGTAATAATAAATGTCAAAGTGAGTTAAGAGCAAAAGATGCGCTCGATAAACACAAAGTGGCATTTTTTGAAGGAAGTTGTAAAAGTAGGCCGAGAATTAGGCAGATACTTGCAGAAATTCGCGGATATAAATGTGAATGCTGTGGATTGTCGGAGTGGCAAGGTAATTCGATTGTGTTGCAAGTGGATCATATTAATGGTGATCCATATAATGACAATCCGGATAACTTGAGACTTATTTGTCCTAATTGTCATAGCCAAACCGATACATTTGCTGGAGCCAATAGAGGTAACGGTAGATGGAGTAAAGAAGGACTTGCAAGGTATTACAAGTAATTTAATTTTAATTGGGTCGATAACTCACTCGGCGAGAGTACTGTGCTCATAACGCAGAAGGCAGGGATCATAACCCTGGCGACCCACCAACAAAGCGTCCGTAGCTCATCTGGACTAGAGCATGGGATTTCTACTCCCAGGGTAGCTGGTTCGAATCCAGCCGGGCGCACCACTTTTTATATAAGGAAACACAATGAGAACAAAGTCAGAATTTGATATTGCAATGGAAGAATTTTTAGCCAACGGTGGCGAAGTAAAACAAATAGCACGTGGCGTACAAAGTGAAACAGCAACAACAAACTTCTGGGGCGCACCAAAGAAAAAAGCCGCAGTAGAAGCAGTAAATGAGTTAGGCGCAACAGGTATTGACGTAATAGAAGAATAATAATATCAGTTCAAAAATAAAATATAAATATATTAGTAATAATGGAGGTAACTCGACTTGCACAATCCTGTAGAAAAACCAACTTGGTTATATAAACCTATCGATGATATCCCTGAATTGAATAAAATTCAAAAGGAATGTTTTCGAATCTATTCGGCTGTAAAGAAAGATATATGCAAAGATGTTGGCTGGGCCATTGCTGGAATAGAATTAGATATAATGAAAAAACTTGCACCAAATTATATTAATTTTTTAAAAAAATTAGGGTTATACGAGATTTATGCCGGTACAGCATTTTCTGCTAGTATAGGGATACAAAAATATCCTTGTCCTGTACACGTTGATTGTAAAGACTGGCGCCAATTACCATTTTCACTTAATATACCAGTTGTTGGATGTGAGGATAGTTATACTGTTTTTTATGATGTTGATGAATCATCCGATCCTGCAAACGCATTACCAGATACATGGGATAATAATTATATGAAAATGAATAAAATTGAAGGAGTGGTCGGATATTCCGAAAAAACAGCAAAAGAAATTGGCAGAATGCCTGCTACCCAACCTGCATTTGTAAACATTGGTATTCCTCACCGCCCTGTGACAAATCATACTAATCTAAGATTAGTTATGTTATCGAGATTTACACCTGACATATTTGATTATGTAAATAATGACATATTTAAAACTAAATTATCAGAATAATACCAGTTCAAAAATAAATGATAAATAATTAGATAAAGTGCTTGACAAGAGTATAAATAGAATATATAATAGTTGTATAAGTTAATAAGGAAGTGAGAAAACAAATGTTCAAATCGTTACATCAGTTTAAGATATCAACACTCGTGCAGTTATGCGGCGTGTCTTCTTATTGGTCAGCGATTGAGATGAATACGAGTGATCGCGCACCGAATAGAAAGGGTTTAAGTTAACGTTTATTATTATATATGAATTTTTACTTAAACCTTAGAATTAAAAACTCTAAGGTTTTTTGCTTTTAGCAGTAAGTGTTTTGGAAACGAGGTCCATAACTAAACACTATAAAGATTGTAAGTTGAACGGGCGGAACTAGGGATGAAGCACCTTGTGTGGTGTGAAAAATCTAGCATAATAAAGTACATTAATCGGCAACTAGGTCCCACGCAATGTGGATTATGTCAGAGGCGAGTAATTAGTGTGCTTTATTATACGCATTCACATGAGTGCGGTACACAATTTGTAGTGCATTTTGTCAGGGTATAGCTCAGCCTGGCCAGAGTCCTCGGTTTGGAACCGAGTTGTCGTAAGTTCGAATCTTACTACCCTGACAAAATGCATTACTTAAAAAGAGGTTAACACATACGGTAATTGGTAGTATAATAGCTACTTGAAGTTAAGTAATACGCTCTTTAACAGTTTGGAAGTTTTACAATATCGCATTCATCTAGTGGCCTAAGATACTGCCCTTTCACGGCAGGTACACGGATTCGAATTCCGTATGCGATACACATAGTAAATTTTGTATAAATACAAGTATGACATATTACTACTTGTATCAAATCACTAATTTAGTGAATGCAAAAATTTACGTTGGAGTACATAAAACGAAATCATTAGATGACGGATATATGGGCTCTGGAAAAATTATTCAATGTGCAATTAAAAAACACGGAATTGATAATTTTAAAAAAGACATACTTGAGACTTTTGACACATCAGAAGCTATGTATGCACGTGAGAAAGAAATAGTAACAGATCAGTTTCTGTTACGCGAAGATACCTATAACTTACGTAGAGGCGGAACTGGCGGATTTGATTATATAAACAAGCAACCATGGGTGCATACTACAAACAGGATAATAGGAGATATAAAGAAAAGTAAAACATTAAAAGGTAGACGCCCTTCTGAAAATACGTTAATAGCAGTAAGGTTAATGCATCAAGACGGAAGAGTAAAGTATGATACGTTTACTGGTAAACAGCATACCATCGAAACTAAACAAAAAATGTCAATTGCGAAAAAAGGAAAAGGATGCAATCAGCATAACAGTCAATTCGGTACTATATGGATAACGGATGGTATAAGTAACAAAAAAATAAAGAAAGATGTTACTATTCCAGAAGGATGGAATAGAGGTAGAAGTTAAGACCATATTAAAACATATTTGACCAAGTCGGTGTTCCTTGATGCTAGGATTAGAGCGGACAGCAGTCCGCGAGATGTAGTTGCGATATTACAGCAAGTGTGTTTTAATATAGTAAGTCTATTGGCTCATGGTGTAGTGGTAGCACAACAGGTTTTGATCCTGTTAGTTGTAGTTCGATTCTACATGGGCCTGCCAAGTTTTAATGGAGTGGAAATACCATACTATCAGTCCGTTATGTATAAATACATATATAGGAGAACTGATATGTTTAAGAACAGTAAGAAACAAGGTGACGCTGGATTAGGGCAAGCAATAGCATATTTTACAATGAAAGGATATGATGTTGCGTTGCCACTAACAGATAGCGCAGACTGGGATATGATTGTTGAGATAGATGGTGAACTTAAAAGAGTCCAAGTTAAAACATCTAAACAACTATCTAAAACGGGTATAATGATGTTTAATGCTAATGTAAATGGCGGCAACATGTCATTTAATAAAAAACCTAAACTTATACCAGAACAACAATGGGATTTATTGTTCTTACATCACTTAGTGACAAATAAGCAAGCATTGATTCCTAAAGAAGCACTAACTACAAAAGGTCAAGTGAACTTAGGTAGTAGTCAATGTAAGTATAAAGATTTTATGATTAATGGATGAGCGGCGCAGTTGGAGAGGCGCGGGAGACTGTAAATCTCTTTTCCCTGAATGAGTAGGTTCGAATCTTACCTCATCCACCAATTTAGTTGTGTCGTCGGTTCGAAGCCAACCTGTAATCAAGCGAAATAGCAGTTACAGTAGTTTACTTGGTAAAACAACAACAATTTTTGTAGTAAATTTAATAGGAGCAACACATGAAGCGAGTTAAACTTTAGTGTCGTCTTTAATCCCATTGTACTGTATTAAAGGTAACGGCACGTTAAATCTTTAATACAGTACAATGGGAGTATGGTGAAATTGGTTATCACATGGGACTTTTAATCCTTCGTTCAGAGTTCAAGTCTCTGTGCTCCTACCATAAGAAAGTACATTGCTAACGCCTCTGAGAAGGGTTCCGGTAGTCCTGTATCAATTAATAGCTAAGTCAGCAGATGGGTTCGCTGAATGTAGTGTACTTCCTTATGGTTTCAATGTTGTTTATAGTGTAGCGATAACACCCCATCCTGTGAAGATGGTATCACGAGTTTGAACCTCGTTAGACAACCCAACTTTTAATATGGCTTCCGTCCGTAGAATACTGCTTGCAGTCGGCCCGGAAGTTCTTTGGCCGATTCGTATAATGATCATTACACGGGATTGTCTATCCTGCTATGAGAGTTTGATTCTCTCATCGGTCGCCAAGTTTTAAAATAATAGTTGACAGTGTGTATTAGAACTGTTACACTATGTAGATAGTAACAAATAAGTATTTGGAAGAAAGTCGCAACTTAATGTATTCGTGGGAAGGAGAGTGCGACATCCCGTCCGAAAGAGTAGGTGATGCTACGGTGTAACTCCGTCATTTGAATTACTGTATGATTCTGCACATACTTAACAGGCATGTATTTGCCGCAGAACTTATATCGCGGAGTGGGGAAGTGGCAACCCGGAAGGCTCATAACCTTTAGATCGGCAGTTCGAATCTGTCCTCCGCAACCAGTAATGCCGCCTTAGCTCATTTGGTAGAGCAACGCACTTGTAATGCGTAGGCGCCCAGTTCGAACCCGGGAGGCGGACCAATTTTAATGCGGCTATGATGTAATGGTAACCTAAAACTTTGCCAAAGTTTAATCGCGAGTTCGATTCTCGCTAGCCGCTCCAAATTTTGCTTGACAAAATGTCAAAACGAATGTATAATACACTTAATTAAAAAAAGGAGGCTGACATGTACTACGATGAAGTAAAGTTTGAAGAATTAAAAGGTAAGGTATTAGTTAGTGCAACAGTCTCTGACTATAAAGATGAAATGAAGTTTGTAACAACAGACGGCGAAATATATACTTTGTATCACGCACAAGATTGTTGTGAATCAGTGGAAATTGAATCTATCGTTGGTGACTTAGCTGATTTAGTTGGCGAAGAAATCTTAATGGCAGAAGAAGCACAAAACTTATTTGACTTGATTAAATCTGCAGGAGTCGAAGAAGAAGATGAATACGGTTCACACACTTGGACATTTTACAAACTAGCAACTCGCAAAGGGTACGTTGACATCAGATGGTATGGTTCGAGCAACGGGTACTATTCAGAGGAAGTTTCTTTTAAAAGAGAGAAATAATATGACTTCTAAAAAACCACAGTGGGTTAAAGATAAAGAAGCACTGCAAACTGCGCCCCCAGAGACAATTATTATAATTGGCAAAATGGGCGCAGATGGTGTTATTAACGGTCGGCTACCGAGCGGTGAAATCTATCATCGCAATAAAAGGCAACATAGATAATGGACTTTACAATTGACCCAGAGTACTTAACAAGTGTAACTATTCGCGATGAGTGGAACACGTATACACGTAATGGTCGTGTACCTACAGCAGAAGAACTTATTTTAATTATTCAAGGCAAGGGTGAGTGCTCGACTACTAGTTCAGCCGACCACCCAGAGTTTGCTAAGTTACGTGAGGAACTAGGTTTGCTACGTTATATTCATATACAGCGTAGTTGGTGGAATGGCGATAGTGTATTAAAACCATTCACACTTAACGGAAGAAAGTTTAAGGTAGGAGCACAGTTTAGCAGTGGTAGTGCAATGGGTACACACCTTATTGTACGTGCTAAACACCCAGAATATTATAAGGATGAATATGATGATTAAACCATGGATTGAAAACGTTAGTATGAAAGACGTACAAGTAGGCGAGCACTTTGATGCTGGCACTAACTCTATGCTTATTCAAATCGTTGACCCTATTACTCTTTTTCCAACACCAAAGTTTGCATTTAAAGAAGTGCATCAGTTTAAGTTTTTAGATGCAGAAGATACTGACGTTGCAGAGTACGGCGAAGAGCCATTGATTAGCGATCAGCAAGCAGAAGCAATTTTACAGTTGCTACAACGTGCGCTAGCCGACAATATGAACATTGTTGTACATTGTCACGCTGGTTTATGTCGTAGTGGTGCAGTAGTAGAAATTGGTGTTATGATGGGCTTTAGAGATACTGAAAAGTTTCGCAGTCCTAACCTACGTGTTAAACACAAACTAATGAAATTGCTTGGGCTAACACATAACCCAGATGAGCAACACAACTGGCGTGATGATTATAGACATCACTTAACTAAAAGCAATATGTAAAGGAGTAGTACATGATTAAGTTATCCCCAACGGGTAAGATATCCAAAAATGCTAACAAAGAACTTTGTCTTAACACCGAGTTCAAAGTTAGCATTGATGTACGTAATGTAACGTACGATAACATTGATGAAAAGATTGCTGAGCTTATTGCAGAGGCACACAAAGTCAAACAAGTACTCGAACAAAACATAGTAACATCAAATTAAAAGAATACGCAACCTTAGCTCATCTGGTAGAGCACCTGCTTGAAGCGCAGGGTGTGTTTGGTTCAAGTCCAAGAGGTTGCACCAAACAGTAAATACATAAAAGGGCAGTATATGAAAAAACTGAATTTCGATGAAGTAAGTGAATTTATCAATGCACAAAGTGATGAAACTAAAATCTACATTGGCGGTGATAGCACACGCTTTCGTAAGAATGGTGTATGGCATGCAGAATACACTATGGCAATTGTAGTACACATTGATGGCAAACATGGTTGTAAAATCTTTGGCGAAAGCTCAACTGAAATTGATTACGACCAAAAACGTAATCGCCCAAGTATGCGTCTAATGAATGAAGTGTACAAAATTAGTGAACTATACTTAAAACTACACGAAGTATTAGAAGGGCGTGATGTTGCTGTACACTTAGATATTAACCCAAACGAAGCACACGGTTCAAGCTGTGTTGTGTCACAAGCAATAGGCTACATTCGTGGTACTTGCAACGTTATCCCAATGGTTAAACCTCATGCGTGGGCTGCATCGTATTGTGCGGACCGCTTGAAGGAAGTTATGGCAATGCAGGAAAATCAACGCAAAATAGCCTAAAGTGCTGTGTTATTTGTTGATAAAGTTCTTGACTTTGCACCACTGATTATGCTATAATACATTTTTATATAGTTGTTATTAAACATTTTATTTCTCTTAAAGGATACTTTTATTTATGCTTAGACTCTGTATTGCATCAGATATACATTTGGAGTTTGGTAGCATTGAATTAACCAATACCTCTAATGCTGACGTGCTAATCTTAGCTGGCGATATATGTGTTGCTCGTGACATTGAATTAGCTGGCAAGAATATGTACAGCAATCGTAAACGTGCTGATCGTTATATTGAATTCTTTCAGCAGGTAAGTCGTGCGTTCCCTAAAGTTATTTACGTAGTGGGCAATCACGAGCACTATGATGGTGATGTTAAGTACACAAACGGCATTCTTAAACGTGCATTAGCAGAGTTTGAAAACATTCATATACTTGAAAAAGAAACATTGGAACTTGGTGACGTTACATTTATCGGTGCTACTATGTGGACTGATATGAATGGGGGCGATCCACTTACACTAGCGGGCATTAAAAATGCAATGAATGACTTTAGGTGCATTGATAACAGCAACAACATGGTTCAACGTAAAGTCCCATTATACGATGAAGGTGGTGAATTTAATAGTGTACGTAATGTTATTGGGTTTAAGTTTAAAGAAGAAGCAAGCAAGTTTACACCAACTGATGCTATGGATGATCACAAGCAGGCAATAGATTATATCAATCATGTTGTTACTAATGATACAACTAAGAAATATGTAGTTGTGGGACATCACGCACCAAGTATGCAAAGCTGTGCTGATAGATTTCGTGGCGACAGGATTATGAACGGCGGGTTCTATACAGAGCTCGGTGACTTTATGGCATACCGCCCTCAGATTGCCTGCTGGATTCACGGTCACACTCACGATCCATACGATTATGTCATTGGGGAAACACGTGTTGTATGTAATCCACGTGGTTATATTGGATACGAAGCACAAGCAGTTGATTTTGAGTTAAAATACATAGATGTTGCATAAAAACAACACTTTTATTATTTTTATATCAAAAAACAACAAAAAGATTGACAGGGTTGATAAATACATATACACTATACACTATACAAATACTATAACTTATAGTGTATCAATTATTAATTAAGGAACTAAATCAAATGAGTAAAATTTTATTAGCATTAGTATTAGCAGCATCAGTATTAACAGCATCAGTGGCACAAGCTGATGAATCAACATCGGTATCAGGTACATTTGATGTTAAAGACAAACAACATTCACCATTAAATCATGAAGTATTTGGCTTAAACGTCGGACACAACTTCGGTAACACATGGTCAGTTGAAGGTCGTATGGAAGATGAACGTGTTGTAGGTAACGGCGGGTCACACGAAGGCCTTGTTCAACTTAAAGTAAACAAAGACATTGGTACTTGGTATGGTTTCACTCCATATGCAGGTGTTGCAATTGGTGAGAAATCTAAATCAACAACTAACTTTGCTTACTATGTAGCAGAAGTTGGCGCAAAATATGTAGTAACTCCAAGTTTAACATTAAATGTACAAGAACGTTTACGTACACCATTTAATGAAAACTTTGATAGTCATACTGGTTATAACTACAAAACATGGGAAACACAAATTGGTGCAAAATACGCAATTAACAAAAACAACATTGTTGGGGTTAAGTATGCAGTTGAGCGCGGTGATTCAACATACAATACAACTGGTGGGAGCTATACATACAAGTTCTAATTTGAACTAATAAAAAGGCACTTTGGTGCCTTTTTTGTTGACTTTATTTTCTGTGTGCTATATACTAGTACTATGATTAAAAAATTTGTACTCTCACCGTGGACAGCGTTACTCACGTTAGTCCTTATTATCGCTGTTAAAAATGCAGACTTTACATTTGTCGAAAGCGTAAAACTACGTTACTTTGATACATTAATTACACACGAACCCGTACAAAACTCTGGTGTACATACAGTAAACATTGATGAAGCAACACTAAACAAATATGGGCAATGGCCATTTAGTCGAGACATATATGCAAAACTAATTGAAGATACATTTGCACATGGTGCAGGATTGGTTGTGTTTAATGTTATGATGCCAGAGAAAGATCGCTTTGGTAAAGATGATGTACTTGCTAACACCTTGCGCAATCACGCCGTTATATTACCTAACGCTGGTGATATGCAGAACAAAAACACTCCACGTCATCCAGGCGCAAGTATTATCGGAGTAAGCCCTGTTGGATTGGTAGTTGAATATCCGGGCATTATTGCAAATACAAAAGTATTAGAAGAAGCCGCAAGTGGTGTTGGGCTAGTTAACACATTCCCAGAAGTGGATGGTGTTGTCCGTCGTGCACCTTTAGTTATATTGAGTGGGCAAGACTTATACCCTGCATTAAGTTTAGAAACATTACGTGTTGCGGCCGGCGATCCAAGTTTTCAAATTAAACTAAATGACATGGGTGTTGATAAAATGCGCATACCAGCATTTGGTCCTATTCAAACTGACTCGCTAGGTAGAGTGTGGGTGGATTGGCAACAACGTGCAACATCTCACAGCGCAATGGATATGCCCAACTTTAATAAAGCAATTGTCATCATTGGCACAACAGCACGTGGCATTAGTAATCCCGTTGCAACAAGTAGAGGCGAAGTATTCCCACATGAGTTACAAGCAAGTGTACTTGGCACAATGATTGCTGGTACAAACATACAACGACCCGCATGGGCAGACAGTGCAGAATTGTTTGCGCTAATTGCTATTAGTATTATTATGTTAGTGCTATCACGCTGGGTCTATGTTGGATTAGCAAGTGGTATTATATTACTTGGTGCAGTAATCCCTGTCACAATGTATTTCTATCACGCAGACAAGTTTTTATTAGACGGCACGTTTATATTAGCAGGTGGTGTACTTGTTATGCTACATGCTTATGGCATTAAGTTTGTAAGCGAGTTCTTACAAAAACAACAAATTAAGCGACAGTTCGGTAGTTATGTCAACCCTACTATTGTTGAACGCTTACAGAAAGACCCAAGTCTTATTAAGTTGGGCGGAGAGAAACGTGAGCTTAGTATTGTTATGACAGACCTGCGTGGGTTTACTACATTAGGTGAAAGCTTCGGTGATGATGTAGAAGGGCTTACACAAATTATGAATGACTACATGACAGCGTTAAGTATCCCTGTACTAAAGAATGATGGTACACTGATTAAATTTATTGGCGATGCAAGTTTACACGTACACGGCGCACCGATTGATGATGTGTATCACGCACGTAACGCAGTCAAGACAGCACTTGAAATGATTAAAGCCATCGAAGAATTTAACGTTACACTAGTTGCAAGTGGTCGTCCACCAGTTGGTATGGGTGCAGGTGTTAATACTGGCCCAACGCTTATTGGTAACATTGGTGCTAAGAGCAAGTTTGGTTATGACGTGTTGGGTGACAGTGTAAGCACAGCCGCACGTTTAGAAGGACAGACTAAAGCATATGGTGTATTACTAATTATTGGACCAGAAACTGCTCGCTTGGTTAAAGATGATTTTCATATTGTACATCTCGACAACATTGCGGTTAAAGGTAAGACAGTTGGCTTAGACATCTATACTGTTGGACACACAGTTAATTACATACATGATGAATATTTAAAAGAATACTTCCGCGGTAATTGGAAAGAAGCAATTGGGTGGGCCAAGAAGTTAGTTAATAATGACGACGTTGATATTAAACATTATTACGAACTAATGATTGAACGTATGGAAGGCGGGCTTCCAGCTAATTGGGATGGAACATATCATGCTACTTCGAAATAGTTTAATAGCATTATTATTATTCAGCAGTTCTGTATTTGCTGATGTAACTGCTAAAAGTTATCTTGTTACTGATACGCAAGGACAAGTTATTAATGAGCGTGATGCCGACCAGCCACGACCCATTGCTAGCATTACTAAACTAATGACTGTTATGGTTGTGCTCGATGCTAAACAACCGTTAGACGAAGATATTAAATTAAACTTTAAGTTGGCTAAACAATATCATACACATTTACCACGTAGTATCAAAACGCTAACACGTCACGAACTAATAGATTTAGCAATGGTTAAGAGTGATAACTTCGCCGCTTACACGTTATGTTTAAATTACCCAGGTGGCATAGATAATTGTGTATATGCTATGAACAACAAAGCTGTTACGTTAGGTATGGACCATACCACCTACACAGACCCAACAGGGATAGAAGAAACTAATGTAAGTACAGCACGTGATTTAATTAAATTAATTATCTCAGCTAGGAGTTATTTAGAGATTGTTGGTGCTACTAGATCTAGTGTAGATATTAAAGTTAAGAAACATTGGTGGCAGTTTTGGAATACTAATTTGTTAGTGCGTAATACAGATGATGTTATTGTAAGTAAAACAGGATACATACATCAAAGTGGAGGGTGTGTTGTGATGCTTATGAATACTCAATTTGGACAGCGCATAGTAGCAATACTTGGTAGCAAAAATACACATACCCGTATTCCAGAAGCGCAAACTTTAGCTAATATTTAATCTTTCTTTATTTTCGGTAAGGTATCATCTAACTTAGCGGCTTCGTCAAATTGTGCAGCGGCAGTGCGATCAACTTTAACCTGTTCCATAACACGATCCGATTCAATCATCTTGCCACGTAAATGTAGTACAGTATTAACTTTTTGATTAAGTCTAATCAAGTCATTATCTAACATACGTATGCGGTCAATAAGGGCAATCAATACATTATTTGCATCTGTGATAACTGGCTTAACTTCTTTAGTACACCATTCCCATACCATACGAATAATATATCCCATACCAATTGTCATAATGATAGGAAAACCGTACTTATTAATTAAATCTGCTATTTCGTTCATATTATGCTCCTATTGCATAAAGTAACATCCATCCTATTGCTACTACAACTGCTATAAACAATGCTTCGTATCTATGACCAGCACCACATTCACATTGTGCGCAAGTACAGTGCCGATTACGTTCGCGTACACTCATAATATAACACCAATACATAAACCAATAGCAAAGCCGATTGTTAAAGAAAGTAGCATATCACTATCGTGCCATAATGCTTGTTTTGCTAACCAATTTTGTGTTCTTACATCACCTTCAGGCCAATCACTTTTGAAATTCCACGACATCATATTCCCCTAAATGTTATCTTGCGGCGCTTGCTCGCCAGCTGCCCAACGAGCTAAATTATTACTGTAACGTGTAATACTGTGATTTGAAAAGAAGTTAATATCTTTACGCATAATGCCTTTTACAAATCCTCGTGCTACATCTTTAATTAGCTGAGTATAGGTCAGGGTGCGTAAATTTCCCCAGTGATTCATATAGTACATACCACCGAAGTGATGGAATGGCCATAATGGAACACGTGCAACAATGTCTGCATTGTTTACGAAGCGGAAGTGTAAAACACCTGTTGCAGTAATGCCTTTAATGTATGCGCTATCACCAACACGTGGGCTACCATATGTAAACAATGCTTGCGCACTTGGCAATTCTTCATTACGTTGTAGTTTATATGCGACGATTGTAGCCATTGCTGCACCCAAGCTATGTCCGGCACACCAAATGGTTCGTTTCTTGCTTAATTTGATTAGTTTTGGCTCTAAAGTAGGCCAAATATTGTCTACACTTGACTTAAAACCGTGGTGAACTTTACCGATGCCTGTACTACTTGCGACTGGTCGTGCATCTAAATCTGCACCGATATCTTTAAACTCTGTTGGCTGTGTACCGCGACATACGACAATTGCATCATCTGCGTTAGTTAGCAAATATGCTTGACTGCTATTAACATTAATAAACTCTGACTTAAAGCCGAGCTCTTTAAATTGCACTTCACTATCTTTTGGGTCACTATATGCAATGTCACTTAGTTGTGCAAACAAATGTGCTTGCTCTGGAAACGGGCGCATGTTAATCGGAGTTGTCATTTTGAGTATATCCCTTAATAAATGTTAAAAGTGGGTCGAGCTTAACTAATTGTGTTACACCATCGATGTTTACGAGCTTAAAGTGGTCACCACCCTTCCAACCTAATGCATCAATATTGAGTTCACTATCAAATACTATTCTGTCGGGACTTAAATCCCAGTTATAATCTACGTACTTCATATTACTGTTTTTTAAGTATTTCGCTTAACCGATCTGCAACATTTCGCACATCTTCGCTTAATTGTCCATTGCCAATTGTTTGTTCTATTTTTCTAGCAATGTTATGTAATGTTATAACATCGTCGTCTAATGTTTTATTAATCTCGTCTTGCATCATTTTTCCCATCAGCACGACTAATACGGTCGACGTCTGGCTTTAATCCGAGAGCATTGCTCACGACAGTGTCGATACGTATAACATCGTGATTCATTGTTTTAACTCTATTGTCTAATGCAGTGATAATACCAGCCATACCTTTAATGCTACTTAGTACGCCGCCTAGTAATAATTTGATTGTAAGATAAACAAAGTACCCGCCGGCTAGTGCCATTGCAACGGGAAAGCCCAAATCGCCAATTAATTTGAAAATATCCATACATTCCCCTCGAACTTTGTTATTATTATATTAGTATTTATAGATTTCGGTTGACTTTTGGGTAAACTGGCTGTATAATGCTATACATACACTAACAACAAGGAAGAACAAAATGACTACACAAACTATATTCGACGAAGCGCAACAAGCTGCAATCAAAGCAGAACAAGCATTTCTTGCTACACATGGTGATATGGCTTACTGCGGATTTGCATGGGTAGATGTATTTGTAGAACGTACTAACTCAACAGCGGCTAAAGAATTGTTAGCAGTCGGCTTTAAGAAAAGCTATCGTCCTAAAACATTAAACTTGTGGACTTGTGGTAGCTATCATGGACAAAGTATGGATGTAAAAGAAGCTGGTGCGCAAGCGTTTGCAGAAGTTTTACAAAAACATGGCTTCCGTGCTTATATGGGTTCACGTGCAGACTAGTATGGAAGTTATTAAAGAAATAACTGATTGGAATGTGGACTTTCGTCAACCCAACCATGTGTACTTGATGGATGGGGATAAAGTATTAGCATATCAAAAATGGGGCGAAGGTGAACCCATCTACTTTAAGACTAAACAGAAGCTAGATAAGCGTAGACGCAAGTTTGAAAAAGTTAAGGTTAGCCCATTTAATTCGGTTGACATTTTGGTAAAATGACTGTATAATGCTATACATACACTAACAACACGGAGTAATAAAAAATGAACGCACAACAAATTACAAATAAATTTAGTAAGATGGGTATTTTAGCAGTTGCAGGGTGTTCTTTTGCAGCAGGAACTGGATTTTTCGATGAGAAAGATTCTCCAGAATTATGGGTCAATTTATGTCACAGAAACATTAATTGTTTCAATGAATTACAATTAGTCAACCTAAGCAAAGGTGGTGCTAGCAATGCTGAAGTTTTTGAACAAGCCGTAGAAGCAATTAGTTTATATCCTAATTTAAAATATTTAATTTGTTCTTGGACTTCAATGCCGAGATATAGTTTTAATGTAGGATTTGAATTGTATGACACTAATGCCGGAAACCCGCCCAGAGAACATAAGTTAAATGATAGGGTTATTCCGGCCGATTATATTGCCAATGTGCGTGATAGACTCAGATCATTGATTCATTTACAATATGAAATAGTTAAATTAATAAAATATATTAACATAATTAAACAATTAGCACCTAATGTTAAAATTATCAATGTTAATAGTCTATGTCCGTGGGATAATCAGTTTTTTACGCAACTAACTGATAATTTTTTACCCAGTGACATGACTGAGTTTACAAGAAAAGAAATTTTAAATACCAAAACAAGAGATGATGAAGAAATTTATAAACTATATGCTTTACAGCACAAACAATATACGCAAGTCGGCGGGATAACTGCAAGCTCTTGGGTTAATTTATATAATTCGTTTTTAACTTTACAAACAGATGTTAATTTAGATAATCATCACCCTGGCATTAATAGTAACAAATTGTATTACAATTTAGTAAAAATATATACAGAAACAAATTATTAGCCCCTTTGCAGATTAAGTTCTGTATCCAGAGGAGATGGTGCTCGCGTAATGGCCGCACTTGTAACGTGTAGAGTAGACTACACACTGGATGGCATCAGGTGCAGTGCGCTACACAAAAGAAGTTAAGTAGTTAACTAACAAAGACCTAGCATTTCTCTCGTAGCTTATACGAGTCGGAGTTGGTCGCCCAATCTCCTTTACTCTGTAGCTTTGCGGAGTCAATAAGCAAAAGCAAAAGGCAATAGACAGTCGGAAACGATAGTCCTATATCTAAGTAGTTAGTACTCGGTAAAGATCATCATAGGCTATGGCGTTATCGTTGTAGCCTATTTCCTCGAATAGCGTCTTACAATTATCAAGTAGTTCACGAGTAATGATATGCTTAAACTCACCGTAGAAGTGATGGAAATTGTACTCTACGATTGGCGCTATAGCCTCCATAACGCTTCGCTTCTCTTCTGCACTTAACGCACAGTACCACGCAATCTGCGCAACAACAGCTTCTGTACGTGCATCGTTGTCTGTAATAGTATCATAGCTTTCATCTATAATACCTTCGAATGTTTTAAATCCATATGACTTCAAGTAAGCCAAGTTACCAACCGCCCCAAGTAACATAAATGGTTGTTTCATTACAATTGGCTTAAATATTTTTTCAGTTAACTGTAGTTTGTCATAGTAGAATACAGTTTCTGTAACAACATGCCATAAGCTGTCATTAGTACAACGTGGGATATCTGCACTAGCTGAACCTAACACACGTTCATTGTCTATAATCAATGGAGTGCTAGGTAAGTGTAATTTAATGTGGTCTACGGCTTTGCTTGACAACTTTGTATTAACATCAGCAATCTCTTCTTGCCAGCTTGCTTGTTCTGTAGCTAGCCCAAAGCTCACTTGTCCATGTTCTAATAATAATTCTTCGGCTAATTTGCTCACAAAGTAGCAACGATAGCTACGATCATTTGACACAAGCCTATTGAATGTTATATAATCGTAAGTATAGTCCTTAATTACTTGTTTGTTATAGTTTAGTGCGTAAAACCCGCGATACCAATCAAGTGCGGCAAAACCGTGAAAGAAGTAATACAATAGTCGAGCATCATATTTTATAGCACAAGAATCAACTAGTGCAGATTTCTCACTAGTAACAATAGTTTTCTTTTTATATACATATTGTGGATTAGCCAAATTTTCCATGTGTTCGTCCAACGATATACAACCAGTTAATCCATATGGAAGATTATTTTGTAACATAAGTTGATACATTTCATGCATATCTCTCCCATCAGAATATGTAAATAAATCCATATATTGTTCGACTATTTGCTGCAGGTGCGGTTCCTGATCATAAAAGAAGATTTTTTCTGTGGTGCGGAAACTTGGCGTAAATAATACTATATCATTGATAGTTACCTGATTAGTATTAATTACACCATTTTTACAATAATAGAAATCAAAGTTCTCAACAAAGATAGTAGAATATAAAAATTCGTAAACATGATCAATTTGGAGCATTAAATGTCGTCTCAATTAAAAACAGTAGGTTTCATTGGTATTGGCAAATTATAGGTTTTGTTGGTATCGGTATAAATACTAATATGAACCAACCATACACATATTTAATCGGATGGAGTACCCAGCAAAAATATTATTACGGAGTACGCTATGCCATTGATTGTAATCCCACTGATCTTTGGGCAAAATACTTTACATCTTCGCCTACTGTTAAAGCAATGCGATTAATTTATGGTGAACCAGATGTGCGCCAAATTAGAAAAATATTTACTGACAAACAAGCTGCAAGATTATGGGAAACAAAAGTATTACGCAGAATGAAAGTAATACGTAGAGAAGAATTTTTAAACAAGAATGATGCGCCGGCTCCTCCAATAAACAATAGAATTATGTCGGATTCAACTAAAGAAAAAATAAGTGCGTCTAATAAAAGTAAGCCTAAATCAGAAGAGCACAAACAAAAGATTAGAGAAGCAAGAGCAAAACAAATTAATACAAGAAAAGGGCAGACTCAAACTGAAGAAACAAAACAAAAGATTAGAGAAGCAAGAGCAAAACAAATTACGTCAGATGAAACAAAACAAAAAATGAGTATGCAACAAAAATTAGCAGGTGGGTATGGTCCTAAAAAACACACCGAAGAAACAAAACAAAAAATTAGAAATACATTAATGGAAAAATTTAAAAAGGGTAGTATATGAATAATGTAGGATTTGTAGGGTTAGGGAAATTAGGAATGGCATGTGCAGAAGTGATGGCACAAACATATGACGTCACTGGCTATGATATTTACCCACGTACTGGTGATAAGATAGCAATATCTGATACATTAGAAGGAGCAGTAAAGGGCAAGGATGTTATCTTTGTTGCAGTACAAACACCGCATGATCCGATCTATGATGGCTCGCAACCAATTACACATTTACCAAACAAAGACTTTGATTATACAATTATAAATCAAGTATTAGCAGACATTAATCAATACGTTACGCAAGATCAACTTGTAGTATTAATCAGCACAGTACTACCAGGAACAACACGTAGAGAGCTACGTAAGCATATCACTAACGCACGTTTCATCTATAACCCATACTTAATTGCAATGGGTTCTGTAGCGTGGGATATGGTTAACCCAGACATGATTATTATCGGTACAGAAGATGGTAGCGTAACTGGTGATGCTAAGTTGCTTACAGACTTTTACGCACCACTAATGCAAAACAATCCACATATTGCAATTGGCACATGGGATGAAGCAGAAGCAATTAAAATCTTCTACAATACATTTATTAGTACTAAAGTTGGCTTAGTAAACATGATACAAGACGTTGCTATGAAGTCAGGCAACATTAATGTTGATGTTGTAACTGACGCATTATGCGCTTCTACTATGCGTATCATTAGTACAAAGTATATGACAGCGGGTATGGGTGATGCAGGCCCGTGTCACCCACGTGATAACATTGCGCTACGTTGGTTAGCTGAGAATTTAGACTTGGGCTACGATATTTTTAATACAGTTATATATGCACGTGAGATACAAGCAAAGAATCTTGCTATATATCTTAGTGATTTACAAGAATTAACTGATTTGCCTATCGTTATACACGGAAAAGCGTACAAGCCAGATGTGGATCTATTAGATGGCAGTTATAGCCTCTTAATCGGCAGTTATCTGACTGAAATAGGAGCAAAATACACTTATTCTGATCCTTTAACAGGTGACATTGTTGCTGATGACACAACTGCTATTGTACTACTTGCTCACAATAGAACTATTACCTACGGTTACACCGGCGAACTGCCAGAACAACAATTGTATTACCGACTTGGATTAAGTAGTATTGTAGTTGACCCGTGGCGCAAGTTTAAAACAGACACAAAATCAATTAAGGTTCTGCATTATGGCAACACACGAATTAATTAAGATAGAACCAAATTGGGGCGAAGCGTATACTCGACTAGATTATGTCACAGAACCATTTAACAATTCCGATGATACTACACGTTGGCTAGCACAGGGATATAGTAATAAGTTTACTGGTGCTATGTGTGATATGCGTAAGTCACAACCAATTTGGAATAGTTATATACTAGCACAGTTCGAACAACGTGGTTGGAAAGATGTTTGTACAAGTTATTATAGGATGGATACTGGTACTACGTTACCGGTACACTATGATATATATAAACGATATGTTGAATTGTTTAATTTACAAGGTAAAGAACAAACAATACACCGCGCAATTGTATTTTTAGAAGATTGGCAGAGCGGACATTACTTAGAAATAAACGGCGAACCGATAGTTAAATGGTCAGCCGGTGACACAGTAATATGGCAATATGATGCACCACATATGGCGGCCAATATGGGTTTATTGCCACGATACACGCTTCAAATAACAGGACACATGGATGAAATTAAGCAGTAGCAATGAATGGGGTAAACTTAAAAGTATAGTAGTGGGGTCAGCAACACATGCGAACTGGCCAAGCAACGATTCTGTATTCTCACAAGAACATTTAAAAACATCTTGGCATGAAACACCTGTACCAAGCGGACCAGTGCCACAATGGATTGTCGACGAAGCAAATGAAGATTTAGATAACTTAGCCAGTGTACTTACTAAACTAGGTGTCGAAGTATTCCGCCCAAATGAAATGAACTTTGTTGAACGTGACGGTATGTACAACTATTGCCCACGTGACAGATTATTGATTGCAGACAATTGCGTAATCAACCCTGCTATGATGTATCCATGTCGCGACCAAGAGCTTGAAACATTAGACTTTGTACTTGATAGGGCACAGACTGTTAAGAACATGCCACGCAATCAAGATATGGTTATGGATGCGGCTAATGTATGTAGACTTGGCAGTACGTGGTTGTACTTACTAAGCGACAGTGGCAATCAACTTGCATTAGATTGGTTACGTGATAAGTTACCGAACATCAATATTGAAGCATGCAACTTTTACAATGGTGTACACATTGATAGTACAATTGTTCCGCTACGTCAAGGATTTGTTGTGCTTAATGCAAGTAGAGTAACTCCAGACAACTGCCCACGAGCATTTGATGGTTGGACTAAGTTATGGGTAAATGATGTCGAAGCACAAAGTTTTCATGAATACCCATACGCAAGTAAATGGATCGGATTGAACATGTTAAGTGTTGACCCAAAGACAGTAATTGTTGATCGTGCGCAATATACTCTTATAGAAGACTTAGAGAAGGCGGGATTTACTACTATTCCGCTAGAGCTACGTCACAGCAGGACATTAGGAGGGGGATTTCACTGTGTAACCCTTGATCTAGAAAGAGAATAAGCTACAAATTGCTAAGTAAATGTAACACGGGGAATCAACATGCCGCAGTCTTTCGCGACGTACACACAAACATCACTTAGCGCCTTAAAATTTAATCTTAAAAGTCAAGATGCAATTAATAAGAAACAAGAGATATTACATGGCATCGAACAACATTATAACTCAACCCCCGACAGCGTATTATTTGTTGGCTTTAGCCCATTGATGCTCGGTGTAACATACAAGAACATATTTGTAACTGGTATTAGTGCAGAAACAAAAAATTACCTCGACAGTATTGCGATTAAATACACATATATAGATGCTAAAGATTTAAAAGGTTACACTAAACAGTTTTCGTGGGTTGTGGCCGGCGATGAGTATTTTACATTTGCAGAAACAGAACAAGATCAGCAGGCAAGTGTGGCGTTAATTGCAAGTTTAGCAAATGAATTAATAGTAACAACATTACGTGATTATAAGAATCAAAACTTTCGAGAGCGTGAATTTAGTCAACCTCTTGCTGTATATAGAAACAATGATAGTTTAGTATTTTTAGAATATCACAAGTATGAATATGTAGATAAGAATGCATGGCAGACAACAGTGTTTGAAATGCAAGATAGTAACACACAGTCGCATGGTCCGTTTGCAAGACGTAATATGTTTTTTAAACAGTTAGCAAAGTTTAGTATTGACGCTGGTGCAAAAGAGTTTTATGTACACAAAGATTTAATGTACAAAAGTCTCATACGTAAAAACTATGAGCACGTAATTAGTATTTCAATTTAGAGTTTTTTCGAGTGAGTATATGGATATCAATCAACAGCTACAACCTATCGTCGCAGGTTTAATCGACGGTCTTAAAGTATCAATTGAACAAGAGCTACAGGCTAAAATTACTGATGAGGTAATTAAAAAAATTGCCGCAACAGAACTTGATGCAGTAGTTGATACTTTAGTTAAACAACAAATTGGTACACGCCTAGACACATTTAACTTTGCTGATACAAGTAGAGAACAACTTACCGCACAAATTGCAAAAATCACCGCCGATGTTAACAAGACAGTAGTTGACAAAGCCAACGCACAAATAGTACAAGAAATTAAACGCCAACTTGCCTCCATTGATATTAATTTAATAGTTAATGAAATTGTAAAAACTTCGTTGGCTAGCATAATTAAATTACAAAACTTCCCATCACAAAGCATTGCGCATACTGCAATAAACTTTCAAGGTCTTAAACTAACAGGCGATAGCATTGCCGGCGGCATTATAGAACAATTTGGTAGTACTGGTATCGAGGACAGAGCTAGCTTTGTACAGATGACGTTAATGGATCATGCTGTTGCGTTTGAAGGTCCATTGTTTGCACCCAGCGCAGAGATTAAAGGCGACTTAGTAGTAGATGGCGCACTAACACTTAATGGCACAGTAACAGAAGATTGTGTGGGCTTTACACAGTTAGTTGCCGCCACAAGTGTTGCAGTAACAGCGGGCTTAAACGATACATTGTTTACTGGTTATAGTAACATTATACAAGAACAACTTAAAACATCTGGCATTGATTTAGATCGCATTACGCAAGGTGGTAAGGAAATTGTTAAAGGTGCGCAACTGGGCTATCAGATTGTTGACAGTAATTTACAACGTGTTGGTGTGCTTAAAGACTTACAAACATCGGGTGAAAACTTTTTAAGTGAAACACTTTATGTTACACAACGTAGAGTTGGTGTTAACACGATGGACCCGAGTGCTGTGTTCGCAGTGTGGGACGAAGAAGTCGAACTTATCGTAGCTAAACGTAAAACAGATGTTGCTTATCTTGCAACACCACGCAAACAACAACTTATACTTGGTAGCAACGGAAAAGAAAACATTATACTTGATACTGATGGTAGTGCGCATATAGAGAACTTAGTAGTGGGTCGGGTTGCTATGTCGTCGGCCACAGCAGTCCCAAACTATGCAGGTACAATGGCACAAATTGTCTACAACGAATCGCCGGCACCAGGCAGTCCAATTGGATGGGTATGTATTGGTGGCTCACGCTGGGCTAAGTTTGGGATAATCGAATAATGGGAACTGGATATACAACACCGTGGAATGATTCTTGGCTAGATGGTGAATGGCATTGGGCGTTAGTATTTGTTTGGTGGCCACGCAAAACTGAATATGATAAATGGATTTGGCTTACAACAGCATATCACGGTATGCGAGGAATATCTGGCCCAGGTACTCCGGTTTATTTACACAAATGGATGACACCAGGAGAGTTTACTTGGTTTCAGTTAACACAGTCTTAAGATTCGCGTGAAACTGTCCTAACCAATCTGTCTCTAACATAACTTTACGATTGTGTTCTGTTATTGGTCGTATACTATCCAACACTTGTTGTTGTGGTAAATTAAATAATCTATTCATTTCATTACATACCATTTCGAATCTGATATTATTATCTGCTTCTTCATCATAACGTTCATCTACAATAATATCAAATGTTTTAAATCCCATACTGCGTAAATTGCGTAGATAATGCTGTCCACTAAACACAAGAAATAATCTTTCTGCTAATATAGGTTTAACAATCTTCTCAGTGTAAAAACTATAATGATTGTCAAAATTTGTTTCTGCAACAATGCTGTATGCAGTTTGATTATAGATACTAATTGGTATTATTTGACTTAATGATAATGTACTATTCTGATAGCTCACCGAAGTAACAGTCCATTTAAATTCATCAGACGTTGGCTCAGATTCCCAAATCCATCCATCCGAGTCTTGTTGCTGTATTATTTTGTTTTGCAGATAAGTCATTATAACCCGATTATTTAATTCATTGCGACATATATAATTGTATACATAATCTCTATGTCGTCTGGGCTGACCTAACAGTATATCAAATGTTTTTGGCTTTGATAGGTATGGAGTTAGTTGATTTAATATATTACTTTGTTTGTAAAATTCAGTACTTGTAATAAACCAATCCATCCAATTTTGCGTAGTAATGTCACTAACGACACCACATAAAAAATAAGTTATTTTTGGATTCTGATATTGTGTTATAAAGTCAACTGTGCTTGCATGCAATTCTGACCCTAATATTACAATACAGTCGTGTTGAATTAATGCATCATTGATTGCTTGCTTAAACTCGATAGTAAGTGGAAATGGTATATGAAATATTGCGTGTCTTGTGTCAAGAAGATTGATACAATTCAAATGCCATCGGCAAGGGTCTAAATATTCATCGTCCCTTGCCGCTGTCATTTATTACTTAGTTGCGACTGCTTTTGGTTTAGTAGTTGCTTTCTTCTTACCGTAATATGGTTTACGTTTCTTAGCTGGCGCCGGTGCTACTGCCAATGGTGCTAGCTTAACTCCTGCTACTGTACCTGCACGTTGTTTTACTGGTGCTTTAACTGCTACTTCTTTTACTTCTTCAACTACTACTGCTGCTGGTGCAGAGCCGAATAAATCGGATAGTAGTCCTTTGATATAATTAATCATGTGTTACTCCTTGTACATTATTTATTCATTATATACGCATAGATAAATTTATATTTCGGTTGACATTTTGGTAAAACGACTGTATAATGTTACACATACGCTAACAACACAGAGAAGAAAACGAAATGACTACATTTGTTACTTACAACGTAAAAAGTACACAATCAATTAACTATTTTGATACATTAGCTTCAGCTAAACGTAGTACTACATGTGCAAATAAACGTGCAGGTGCTGGTGTTGTTGCTTATGCTACTTTAGAATATTATAATACTGTTATTGTTACTAAGAAAACAGTACGTAATATTATGTCAGGTGCGCTTGTTGAAATTGATAGCAACACTCCGCGTTGTTGCGATCCGAGTTCAGAATTATACTGGAGCATGTAAATTAAAAGGAGATTTAAAATGAAAATATTAGTAACGATTTTAGGTGCATTCGGTCTTATAGTATTGCTTAGTTTTTTACTAAGCTGGCCCATTATGATGTTATGGAATGGTTGCTTAGTCGGCGCAGTGGATGCGTGAAAATGGAGTTGAGTACGCACTACAAGCATCGGGCAGTAATGGGTATGGATTTACAGTAAAAACAAACGTGGATTGGTTTAGGTTGAAATGGGTATGATTGATAACTGTCGTATTAACTTTTGGTTACGCTGGGTCGCTTGCTGTATTACAATAGCAGGCGCACTCTGCACTAGCTTTCGTATCGACCCACTTAACATTTACTTGTTAAACATCGGCGCTGTAGTGTACTTAACGTGGAGTATACGCATTAAAGAAACAAGTTTAATTACAATCAACGTGGCGCTACTAACGATTTACTTTATTGGATTGTTTGTAAAATGACAAAAGACTGGGTTTCACCTGAAGAGAATAAAGCTAAGAAAGATGCTTATTATTCTAAATTATCAAACGACACTAATCGTTCATTAACTTATTATTGGCAACAAGCTCGCAAGGGAGCAAGAGATCGGAAAATTGATTTTAGCATTACTGCCGATGATATTATTTCTCTCTGGTCAAAACAACGAGGATTTTGTAAGTTAAGCAACATACCAATGACACTTACGCACGGAACATTACGATCACAAAATCCTACAAAAGTAAGTTTTGACCGAATTGATAATTCTAAAGGATATCATGTAGGGAATATTCAATTAGTTACGTGGCAGGTAAATTGTGCGAAAAGTGTTTGGTCAACTGATCAATTAGTTGAACTATGTATATCTATTACTGAGAAAGCATTAATGAATAAATTAAAATAGGTTGACAAAAGTAGTTAAATAGTCTATAATGTTACACATAAACTAACAATAGGAATAAACATGTCTACAGAGAACACAGTCGAAGAACAGGATATGCTGGACGCTTTAAAGGAGTTAGCAGAGGCAAACACAGTTACTTACACTAACGCACCCACTGACTTAGATGAAGCTATCGAGCGTTTATATCGTGTTGAGATACTACTCGAAGATTTAGCACGTGGCGCAGAGCTTGCTGAAATTGTACAAGACCCAAAGTTAACAAATGTGTTTCGACTTGCGGCAGAAGAATACTTAGTCAACAAGTTACAAGAAGTAGAGAAAGAAACTAAAGATTTAAAAATACAAATTAACGACTACAGCAACGTAGGCAAAAAGGAAGAAGCATAATGGTTACTTGGACAAGTTATTCACCCATTGTGTATATTGTTGGATAGCCATTTCTTTTCTGTCAGATATACGGCATATGATCTTTGGTAATGGTTTACGTAGGTTTGCTTTAAAGGCTTCGGATTTGGGCTTACGCAAATTTTCTTTAAACTCTTCGGACCGAATATATACTCCGATAATTCCTTTGTTCCACGGAATACATCCTTGTTCCCACTGACCTTTAAGATTATCCTTATGCTCCTGCGATCTATTTTTGGCAAGATTAGACATCTTTTTCCGAGTTTCAATTGAACGATTTCCTCCATCGCCGCCGTAGCTCATATTATATCCGTTGCCATAATCAACGTGGGTATTATATTTGCGGATAAAGAATTCTTCCATTTCAAGTAAGGTATGTTGCTTGTCGGTGGATTGATATAGCACAGACCAAACAAATGCCTCCCAACCATATTTACGTATAGCGGCATAGAAACGAGAATTCTTTTTAATTGAATTTCTTTTATGATCAGCACAGCGAGTAGGCCAAGAAGAATCAAATCCGATATAGGATTTACCATTTATTGTGTTAGTGGCTTTATAGATTGAATAAATATTCATGCTGACATTCCTTAAAATGTTAGAGTCCTTAGATATTACCAGTATCGTGAGGGACATTTTTGTTGACAACGTATTAAATTTCTGTTATAATACTATTTATATTATTTTACGATGAAAGAGAACTTATATGACAGCTACACAAAGTTATGATGATCATGATTATAGCAATGACAATCTCGAAGAAGCAGAATTCGGACAGCTCCATGCAATTCATAATAACATGAATCATATTGCCGCAGTGCAACGTGAGCTTGCTAAACAAGCATTACAACCAAGTTTAAGTGAATGCGAAGAATGTGGTGAAGATATCCCACTAGCACGTCAGTTAGCAATCCCCGGTGTTAAACTTTGCGTATTTTGTAAAGAACGTGCAGAACGACATTGATCTTTTGAAATAAATCCTGTATACTTAATAAACAATCACAAAAGGAAATACAATGCCGAATTTAGTCCCAATGGTAGTAGAACGTACAAGTCAAGGCGAACGTGCTTATGACATTTATTCACGTCTACTTAAAGATCGTATCGTTATGTTAGATACAGATGTTAACGAGCAGACAGCAAGTTCAATCGTTGCACAGTTGCTATTTTTAGAAAGCGAAAGCCCAGAGAAAGACATTTTGTTCTACATTAACTCACCGGGCGGAAGCGTAACTGCTGGCTTGGCAATTTACGATACAATGCAGTTTATTAAATGCGATGTGTCGACTATTGTACTTGGACAAGCATGTTCAATGGGTTCATTCTTGGCGCAAGCTGGTGCTAAAGGTAAGCGTATTGTATTGCCAGAAGCACGTACAATGATTCATCGAGTTAGCTCCGGCACTCCGGGCACACGTGGTAGCGTACACGTACAAGAATTACAATTCGAAGATGCTAAACGTAGCTTTGACGAATCAATGCGTATTAATCAACGCTTAACTGAATTGTATGTACGTCATAATACTGCGGGAAAAACTTACGAAGACTTATTTGAAACTATGAAGTTTGATACGTTCTTATCAGCAGACGAAGCAGTAGCATATGGTTTGGCAGATGAAGTTATTACAAAACGTTAATGCTTAAAGATACATTTTGCTCAAGTCCATGGTTTCATATTAGGATAGGGCCATCGGGTAAATTTTTACCTTGCCGATGGGGGTCGCATGACGATACTGGTTATAATATTGCAACAACATCTATCGCAGAATTTATGAATTCTGATATCATGCAAGGAATTAGAGCCTCTCTATTAGATGGTGACAAATTACGTATGTGCAGTAGTTGTCATTATGAAGATTCGAACAATAAAGTAAGTGGACGTCAACGCCAACTCTTAAAGAGCGTAATTAGTATTACAAATTTTGATAAGACATTTTGTGCAAGCCCACATTATGAAATATTTGAATATAGTGCCACTAATAATGGTCATACTAATAGTTTGCCAATTGATTTACAAATTGATCTCGGCAATACTTGTAATAGTGGTTGTATTATGTGTACTCCGACTTATAGCAGTAAATTATCTAACGACTATGTTAAACTTAACAAACTAGAACCGACATTATTTAAATCCTTTTCTAAATTTAAGAATTGGGCAGATGATCCAATATTAATGGATAAGTTTGTAGCAGAATTAATTACTATTCCTAACATTAAATACATACATTTCTTGGGTGGTGAAACACTTTACTTAAAAAGTTTTTATGATATTTGTGAAAGATTAATAGAAGCAGGAGTTGCGAAGGATATTAATATCGGAACAACAACTAATTGTACTGTGTATTCAGAAGAATTAGAAAACATTATTAAGAATTTTAAGCATGTTCATTTGGGACTTAGTATTGAATCTCTACATGAAGTTAATGATTATATTCGTTATCCGAGTACGATTGATTCAGTATCATCGAACATTCAGAAATTTTTGGATCTTAGAAAGCAAACTAATTTACATTTAAGTTTGCGTATAACGCCGACTATCTTCAGCATTTATCATTTAGATACATTATTTGAATTTATGATTAATAATTCTATTATTGCAGAAAGTTGTGATATATTATACGAACCGAGTTGGTTACGAATTGAACTATTGCCACCAAATTTAATTGCTATTGCACTTGAAAAACTTAATGCAGTTATAAATAAATATCAATTAACCAATAGTAATCAGGTTATTATTAATCGCAGGCGAGATGATTTGATTGACCCAGTTATTACAAGCATACTTTTTGAATATAAACATTTCCTTGAGAATTACCAAGTACCCAATGATGTGGACGAAGAACGCCACAATTTAGTTAAATTTATTAAAGCATTCGAATCATTGCGCAATAATACAATATTGGATTATCTCCCAGAATATGAAGAATTTTTACGACAGTACGGTTATTAAACCAACCCTAAGATTAGATGTAGTAATTACATTAACTCCTGTCGGTCAGTGTCCATGCATTGTATTAATCAATGATGGAGTAATTTATAACAACAAGTTAACTGAACTAACGGTATTACAGCACAGTCATTCATTAATCGATCCATTAAATATATCAATAAATGTAACCCGTCAACATCCCGATGCAGTAATAGTCGACATTACTGTAGACGGATTTCCTATCATTCCATTATATCAACATTATGCGCAACCGCCGACTGATTACATAGATACCAATGATACTTGGGTATTAACCATTCCGAGTTTTTATCCGTGGTATCATGAAATTACTGGACAAGGTTGGATTGCTTAAAATAAAGGTTGACATCTGGTTGTTTTGGCTGTATAATGCTATACATACACTAACAACACGGAGTAATAAAAAATGAATGCACAACAAATTACAACTGCTTTAGTTCAAGGTACATTTACTAACGAAGAATTACAAAGCGTAATCGAAGCTGTTAAGTATGCTCGCGTTAAGTTAGGTAGAGCAACTAAACGTAGTTTAACTGTAGGTGATAATGTTTCATTTGTTAGCTCACGTAGCGGGCTAACTGTTAAAGGTACAGTGCTTAAAATTGCAATTAAAAATGTACGTGTTAGCACTGCACAAGGCATTTGGAACGTGCCAGCTAATATGTTGGAAGTTGCATAATAACAGTTAACTTGCATTGGAACAATTCAAATGTTACAATGCAGATTTTGGTTGACAGTTTACCAAAATGGTTATATAATAGTATTTAGAAGTTAATTAAACGACAGGAGAACTAAAATGCGATTCGAAGTTAGTTATAAAACTTTAGCACGTGGCTTAAATGAAGGTGGTAGTATTCAGGGCACCGATGGCCCAAGCAACTATGTTGTTGTAGTTGAAGCGGCAAATCAAAATTATGCAGAAAATCAAGTACGCAATATGAACGGTGGTGCAAATCGTTGTATCATTCAATACGCACGTCACATTAGTTAAGGGAAGTAAAAATGGCATACGCAGTAATCACAGTATCGAACGGTATCGAACTTAAAAAAGTACCACTAGGATTTTCTTGGACCACGTTCTTTTTTAGTGGTATCCCGGCATTACTTCGTCAGGATTGGTTACCTGGAATTCTTATCATTGTAGCCAATGTGTTTACGTGGGGCATTGCAGGTATTGTTATGGCATTTATCTATAACAAGATGTATGCAAAGTCACTGTTTGAAAAAGGTTTTACTATTCAGTCTTTACCACTTGGACAAACTGCTGAATCAGTGAAAAGCTATTTAGGTTATATTAAATTCCCAAACGAAGCATAGGAGAACTAGTAATGGCAAAGAAAAATAAAGCAATTGTAAATGGTGTTGACAGTTTTAGTGTTAGCATTTTAGACAATGGTTATACATTGGAGTACACTGGTAACAACAGTGACAATGATTGGGTCACCAATAAAGTTATTGTTGGTGATGTAGATAAACTTTGTGAATTAATCCGCGGCGTGGTTGTACTTCCGCAGGCATAAGGAGAAAGTATGTTTAAGATAGTAGGCGTTTCGACGCATGCAGGACAAACAAAAGTACGTTTTGCAAATGACTTTGTAACACGTGTTAAGACATTAGTTAAAGGTGGACACACTAATGTTAATCTAATTGAAATGGATACATTCTGTTCTAAAGCAGATGCAGTCGCGTATCTTAAGACAACTGACTTAATCAACACTCCGCTATTTGCACAAGCAATTGCCGAAGCAGATGAGAAGTACAATGGTTCTGGCGCACCAGTTTATCGTGTTACCAAACCCGAGTTAAGTTTAGATGCTATTCGTTCACGTATCAATGTGGAGAAAACTGCGTAGTTAACTAAATAGCTATAATGCTGTCCTAAATGCAATCTTAATGACGGCCTTAGGGGAGTCATTATGAAACTTGCTTTAGTAGCATTGCTCGTATCGCTATCAGTTAGCGCAGAAGAAGTACCAAAAGAAATGTACATGCCAAATGATGCTGGTGGCTTTGTTGTATTAACTACAGAGCCCTGTGCATTTGAACAAGTGGCAAAAGAATATGAGTACAGAACTTATGCTACAGAAAGTTCAGATGTAGTAGCACACGAAGGTTGCTGGACTCTGCCAGATGTATCGAATGTGCCAACTAAGTTATTTTCAAAGTCAGAAGGCGCACCGGAAGCACCAACAATACGTGTTATTGTTATAGTTAATACTTGGTGGAAAGAGGGCGGTAAGGCATCATTCTTTCAAACAAACTTTAATAAAGAGAAGAAACGTTATTTAAGTAATGGCACATTTGAACTGACATTGCCACCAATTGTAGTTAAGCCATAAGGAAGTAAAATGAAAAGAAAGAAATTAATAAGAAAAATGTATCTAGCATGTGTGCGTAAGAATACAAAGAAACAAAAGAAACTATGGCTTAAAGCATTAAAGCTAAGTTTGAAACACAAACACACTGAAGTAATTCAGTAAAAGAAATTGTTGTATAACTCTCAAAGTAAGGATTGCAAGACGCGGGGGCAGAACCCGCCATCTCCACCAAAGATATATTAAGCAATATTGGCAAGAAACGCCATAAGTTCGGTAGTATATCTTTGATGGGGATGACTTAGATTCGATTGCGATAGATAGGATAAAGGGCAACACGTGGGGTCACGTTAAATGCAAAAACCGTAAATGCAGAAAAAGCAAATACAACTGGTGCAGTAAAAGTATCTATGGGTCGTGGCTTCCGCTTCGGTTCACGTACTGATGCTGCTGTTTTAGCTTAGTCTAAAACAACCGGGGTAGGACTTACCTGGCAACAGAAACAACCAAAAAGCCCCGCAAGGGGCTTTTTTACGACAACGCAAATAAATACTATTATGGGAAGACCAAAACTAATAGAAACAGAAGAAGAACGCAGACTACGATTACGAGCTGCTTATAACCGATGGATAGCAAAACCTGGTAATAAGGAAAAGAAATATAAATCGGATAAGAAATATTCAGCAGACGCACATAAGCGTTGGCGTCAAGCAAATAAGCATAAGACACGATTAAAAAGTGCCAACGAACGAGCCGCAAGATTACAGAGAATCCCACCGTGGGCAGATAAAGAAGCGGTTAAAGAGTTTTATCTAAGCTGCCCTGCAGGATATCATGTTGATCATATAATTCCGTTGCGTGGTAAAATAGTAAGCGGACTACATATAGTAGAGAATATGCAATATCTTATAGCTGAAGTAAATTTAAGTAAAAGTAACAAATATGTGATATCCGCCTAAGAAACTGCTTCGTCCGGGGTAGCTATACCTTGTTACCAAAACTAGTAGAAAGCTCACTTCGGTGGGCTTTCTTTTTGGTTGACATTTTAGTAAATCGAGCGTATAATAGCTTTATAAGCTAAGAGAACGGCTTATTTTGTAAACAATGTTTACATAATTTTGTACATTATACGGAGAAGTAACAATGAGTAAATCTGAAGATTTAAAAATGCAACCTTTTGATCCTAGTCAAGGACGCAAAGACAAGAAAGTGTCTTTGATTCAAGTTGGACGAATGGTCCAAAAACGAGTCGGCACTATTGCAACAAACCCAAGTTTCCCATACCAAGATATATTAAAGTTTGCATGGGTGCCTGCTGAATTAGTTTATTTTAATTATGAGCGCCAACGTTGGCCTGAGCCAAAACACCAAAAGAAACTACGTGGTAAGTGGAATATTCATTGCGTAACTCCGCTTCAATGCCGTTATAGTCCTAGCGAAAATCGTTACTATGGTGCAGATGGTCAACAACACTCCACTGAGTGGATTGCGCAGTATGGAGAGCAAAGCATGGTTCCTGTATTCTATGTTGAGAGTGAGGACGAAAATGTAGAATCGATTATGTTATTGGCACTTAATAATGATAATGAGCCGATGGCAAAATATTTTATTCACCAACAAGAAGTTATCATGGGTGAGAAAGATGCTGTTGCCCTTGAAAATTGTGTTATCGATGCTGGTTGTACTACCGGCTACAAAAAACGTACAGCAGGAGTTATTACTCACATCAGTGATTTAACCATGGCCCGGGATCAGTTTGGGTTAGGTGCGCTAGGACAAATTTTAAGTAAAATGCGTACATATTGGCCGACTGAAAAAATCGCCACAGCAACTATGCTAGGCTTCCTTAAAGTTCGTGAACTTATGATATCTGCTGAATTATATACAGATGACTTATTTGAAGATGTTGTATATCAAAATTCAAATTTCTTTGAGAGTAGTGATAGACTTCACGGCGACATTAAGGATCAATTTGAATATGAGTACCCAACAAACTACAAGGGTATGGGTGTTCGTGAAAAAATTGCAAGCGGTATCATTGATGCGTATGAATATAAGACTGGTAAAACATTAGTTGCCAAACCATTTAGCATTACGATGCCAGTAATCGATGATGAACTAAAGGCGGCATAATGGCAAAATTATATAATAAATATGACCCCGGCACATATCATAGCCGTACCCTTTATCGTATAGTTTGCAATACCAATGACTTACGTCCTGTTTGGGCATATAAAAATGCCAACAAATGGGGTGTAGAAAACGAACCGTTTTTAAAACTATGCGGCGAAATGTGCTCGTGTTGTGGAAGTACTTTAAACTATGGATTAGGTAAAAACAACATAGAAGATAAACTTGATATTAACACTCCTAGCACCGATCATATTGTGTCGCAGGACGAAGCTAAAAAGTTGGGTTGGTCTAAGGAACAAATACATGACATAAGCAATCTTTGGATTATATGTATGCGATGCAATTTGTTGAAAAATAATTCAACCGCAGAAGATATACATCGTTACAAGGCAATTGTGGAAGTATTAGAACGTACTAAATTAAACAGTATATTAATTGAATAAAAATAAATCCACAGAAACCCATTGACATAAGTAATTATCTGTAATACACTATGTATTTCGTGCCTAACTTAGGGCGGCGTACATAATTCTATTTGCTTAATAAAGGAGTAAGAAATGAAATTCAATCCATTACACGATCGTGTAGTAGTAAAACGTGTCGATGCAGACACACAAACAGCAGGGGGAATTTTTATCCCTGATAATTCACAAGAAAAACCAGATCAAGGTATTGTTATCGCAATTGGCGCAGGCCGACGAACAGAAGCAGGCGTACTTGTACCAATGACAGTTCGAATAAATGACCTTGTGTTGTTTCCACGTCATGCTGGCACAGCGGTTAAAGTAGAGGGCGAAGAAGTATTAGTCCTAGACGAAGAAGAAATTTTTGCAATAATTGAGGGGAACTAGTATGAGTGCTAAAGACGTAAAGTTTGGCGAGATTGCTCGCGGTAAGATGATTGAGGGCGTAAATATTTTAGCGGAAGCTGTAAAAGTAACGCTAGGCCCAAAAGGTCGCAATGTAATTATTCAGCGACAATGGGGCGCACCACACATCACTAAAGATGGCGTAACAGTGGCTAAAGAAATTGAATTAAAAGATGTGTTGCAAAACATGGGCGCACAAATGGTAAAAGAAGTCGCGGCAAAAACTGCGGATGATGCGGGCGACGGGACTACGACTGCTACTGTACTTGCGCAAGCAATTGTACGCGAAGGTGCTAAGTCAGTTGCAGCGGGTATGAACCCGATGGATTTAAAACGTGGCATTGATAAAGCAGTTGCGGCACTTGTAATTGAACTTGCTAATGTATCTGTACCATGTGATACAACAACCAGCATCGAGCAAGTTGGTACAATCTCTGCTAACGCTGATAATGAAATTGGTAAGATTATTGCTACTGCAATGGAACGTGTTGGAAAAGAAGGTGTTATCACTGTAGAAGATGGTAAGTCACTTGCTATGGAACTTGACGTAGTTGAGGGTATGAGCTTTGACAGAGGTTATTTAAGCCCTTATTTTATTACTGAAACTGACAAGCAAGTTGCAATTTTAGAAAATCCATTCATTCTGTTATTCAGCAGAAAAATTAGCTCAATCAAGGATATTCTTCCTGTGCTAGAGCAAGTACGTGGCGCAGGCCGTCCATTGTTTATCATTACTGAAGATTTAGAAGGCGAAGCACTAGCCACTTTAGTTATTAACAAGATGAAAGGTGTGCTTAACGTATGTGCAGTTAAAGCACCGGGCTTTGGTGAACGACGTACAGGTATGATGGGTGACTTAGCAGCACTAACAGGCGGTACTGTAGTTGCCGAAGAACTTGGTCTTAAACTTGAAAACGTTAAGTTAACTGACTTAGGTCAAGCGGCACGTGTCGAAGTAACTCGTGATACAACTATTGTTATTGATGGCGCGGGCACCCGTGAAGCAATTGATGAACGTGTTGCGTTAATTCGTAGTCAAATTGAATTAACTGAAAACCCTTATGATGCAGAGAAGTTGCAAGAACGTGTTGCAAAACTAATCGGCGGAGTTGCGGTTATTAAAGTCGGAGCAGCAACTGAGCCAGAAATGCTTGAGAAAAAAGACCGTGTTGATGATGCGTTACATGCCACCCGTGCTGCGGTTCAAGAGGGAATTGTTGCGGGTGGTGGTGTTGCATTGATTCGTGCTCAACAAGCAGTACTTGGTTTGAAAGGTGACAATCATGATCAAAGCGTAGGTATTGATATTGTGTTACGTGCAATCGAAGCACCATTACGTGCTATTGTAGAAAACGCTGGTGGCGAAGCTAGTGTTGTTGTCAATGCAGTAGCCAGCGGCACTGGCAACTACGGTTACAATGCGGCCAATGAAACATACGGCGATATGATTGCAATGGGGGTAGTAGACCCAACTAAAGTTACACGTGTTGCATTACAAAATGCGGCTGGTGTTGCTGGCCTGTTGCTTACTACAGATTGCGCAATTTATGAATTGCCAGTAGAAGATGCTGAAAAGTAATTAGCAATATGTTATAACTAATAGCACCTTCGGGTGCTATTTTTTTGTCTGGAATAAATACTATATAATTCATTCATTTGGGGAATATGGAACCATGGCAAATAGTAACTTCGTAGTACACAATGGCTTAACAGTTGGGCCACTAACAATATCAGCAGCAACAGGTGATATTACAACAACAGGTAATGTAACATTATCTGGAACAGGTAGTTTAGGCGTTAGTCAAATTGCTAAAAACGATTCGAGCATTACAATTAATGACACTGGTACTGGATCTAATGTTGTTATGAATGTAGATGGCTCACTTGCATCTACTCTTTCGGCCGTTGGATTAAATCTTACAGCATCAACAGCAAGTACTACATATACAGATGGTGCATTGGTAGTAGCAGGTGGTGTTGGTATTGGCGGTAACGTACACATACAGTCTAGTAAAATTCTACACGTAGGACCGGATTTAATCGGTGCGTATAGTAATGTACTTGCACAATTTAATGCCAACGTTAACAGTTATAGTCAAATATTATTGCAAAATATCAGCAATGGTACAAGTGCATCAGCAGACGTTGTAGTTGTGGCAGATACTGGTAGTGACAGTGCAAACTATGTTGATATGGGTATTAACTCGAGCAACTATTCAGATGTAGCATACACCATTGGTACTGGATTAGATGCTTACACATATTCAAATGGTGGTAATTATGCAATTGGTACACAGACATCAGGTAAAGGATTAATATTCCACACTGGTGGTACATTAAGTGCTCAATTACGTGCTAAAATTAATGATACTGGCTTAACGGTTAATACAACAACAGCAACAAGTTCAATCTCATCTGGCGCATTAGTAATTAACGGTGGTTGTGGTATTGCTGGTGATTTACGTCTAGGTGGTAACTTATACGTAACTAATATTATTAGTTCAAGTTCACAAACAATTACAGTTAACGACCCATTATTGTACTTGACTACAAGTGCACCATACCCATATAACTACGACATTGGTTTTTACTCTGCATTTACCGGCGGACCTGCTAACGTTTATGTACATACTGGTTTAGTACGTAATGATGCAGATAGCTCGTGGAGTTTATTTAGTAATGTTGGTGAACCCTCTGGTGGGCAAGTAAGTTTAACAAATGCAATATATGACCCAATTAATCACGGGGCATTAACAATCTTAGGTGCCACAGTGACTGGCACCGGTGGTACTGCAATAGTCAATGGTGGTACAAGTGGTGTTGGTAATATTGGTGCTGCAGCTGGTTTATTTAATACTGTGTATGCATCTAAACTACAAGGTACATTAACAACTGCAGCACAAACTAACGTTACTTCACTTGGTACATTATCTGCAACATTAACAACACAAATTGTTCAACCCGATGGTGATAATACTCGTACATTGGGTGCATCAGGTGTACGTTGGTCAACAATATACGGAGTAACATTTAGTGGTACATCAACTACTGCTAACTATGCCGATTTGGCAGAAAATTATCAAGCAGATGCAGAATACGCACCAGGTACAGTAGTACACTTTGGTGGTGAGTTTGAAGTTACAGCATGTGATACAGATGGTTGTACAAGTGTAGCAGGCGTAGTATCTACTAACCCAGCACATTTGATGAACACTGGTTTAGAAGGTGCTAACGTTGTTGCGGTTGCATTAAACGGTCGTGTGCCATGTCAAGTACAGGGTACTGTACATAAAGGTGACTTAATGGTATCAGCCGGTAGTGGTCGTGCTAGAGCAGAAGCTAATCCGAAAGTTGGATCAGTAATCGGTAAAGCACTGGCAAATTCAGAAGGCGACGCAGTAATTGAAGTAGTAGTTGGCGTTAGATAATTAATTAGTAGTAAAACATAATAGGACCTTCGGGTCCTATTTTCGTATAAATACTTAGAATAATACGAGAATCCAAATGGCATTAACCAGACCAAAATACAGTCAGATATACGATACAGATTACAAACAAAGTGTTCGTGTGGCTACTACAGGCGACGTGGGAACTTTATTAGTAGCCGGCGGTGCGCCCAACACAGTTGATACAGTTACATTAATATTAAATGATCGTGTTTTAGTTAAAGATCAAACTGACTCTGCACAAAATGGTATCTATCGTGTTACTGTAGTAGGAACGGGTGTCAATGGTACATGGATAAGAGATCATGATGCTGATGCTAGCGACAAAGTAACAAGTGGATTAACTACAACAGTAGCGGAAGGTGTAACAAATATTGGCAGAACTTATAAATTAACAACCTCAGATCCTATTACCCTGGGATCAACATTATTAACATTTACTAATCCATTTGCTGCAACTGCGACGGGGTCAGATACGCAAGTATTATTTAATAATGCTACTTTATTAGCAGGTGCAACAAGTTTACATTATTTTACAGGTAATGGTGTAGTACTAGCAAGCGCCGGAGTAGTATCAACATCAACCACAACCGGAACATTACAGGTAACTGGTGGTATTGGAGCGAGTGGTAATATTAATGCTGGTAACATTATTGGTACAACTGCTACCTTTACTAACTATCAAGGTACATTATTAACAGCAAGTCAACCAAACATTACAACATTAGGTGGCGTTACTAGTATCGGTGCTAGCGGAACAACTACACTTACTGGTATATTACAAACTGCGGAACAAACCAATGTTACATCACTTGGTACACTGACAAGTTTGGCAACAGGTGCGATTACTACAACAGGCACACTAGCATTAAATGCGGCCGGTGGATTAACAACAAACCAAACTACATTTTTATTAGCAAATGCAACTGCAACTACGCTTAATATCGGCGGCGCGGCCACTACACTTAACATTGGTGCGGCAACAGGTACATTAAATCTTAATAACGCAACTACAGCGATAGCAGGTATTGCCACTGTCAGCGGCATAGTGTATGCCAACTCGGCGGTTGATAGCACCACGTACACAGATGGTGGATTAGTGGCCAAAGGTGGTGTTGGTGTTGCAGGCAATGTACACATACAATCAACTAAAATTTTACACATCGGTCCAGACTTAATTGGTGCGTATAGTAACGTATTAGCACAGTTCAATGCAAATGTTAACAGCTATACTCAAGTACTATTACAAAACATCAGCAGTGGCACAAGTGCATCATCTGATTATATTTGCGTAGCAGATACTGGCACCGACAGCATAAATTATATCGATCATGGCATTAACTCGAGCAACTATTCAGATGTAGCATACACAATCGGCACTGGATTAGATGGATATTCATACACAAATGGTGGTAACTATGCAATTGGTACACAGACATCAGGTAAAGGATTAATATTCCATACTGGTGGTACATTAAGTGCTAATAAACGTGTGACAATAAACGACACTGGGCTTAC